ATGATACTAGAGTCAGCACAGATGTTATGTACAGCGCACAGACTTCTTAGTGGTGAAGATTATTCCAGTGATAGAGGTTTGTATAAACTTGCATATAAAAACCATCCTAGCACAAAATGGGCTAGAGAGTCGTATGTGCAATACAGATGGCTGTACAATCTGTATGAAAAGCTGTTGACAGAATACACAAAAAGGTATGGTAAAATACATGCATGTGAAAGACTACGTGCAGAGTTAGAACTGTGTCCTACAGACATAGAAACTAAACCCTTTACAGAACCACCTCAATGTATGCCTGATGAATACAAAATAAAAGGTAATTCCGTGATGGCGTATCGTCATTACTACAGAGGAGAAAAAGCAGACTTTGCAAAATGGCAATATTCTGAAGCTCCGTGGTGGTGGGAAAACCCTAACGAGTTGGTGATATGATAAAAAAAACAATGACAGCGATTGCTGCTGTATTAAGTATAAACTCTACAGCTTATGCAGAAGAGACTGATGAATTAAATTGTCTTGTAGAAGCTGTATACCATGAGGCTCGTTCTGAGTCTTTTATAGGTCAGCTATCTGTAGCTAATGTAATCCTAGAGCGTGTAAACCTTGAATACTTTCCTGACACTATATGTAAAGTTGTACACTCTGGAAAAAGATGGAAAGGAAACATGATAAAACATAAATGTGCATTTAGCTATTATTGTGATGGTAAGAAAGAATGGACCTCTGTGGATAAAAAAGCATTGAACACAGCTTTTGACGTAGCTTCTTTAGCTATGAAAGGAGTGGTGGTTTTGTCTACACTAGGAGCCACACACTACCATGCAAGCTACGTAAGTCCAAAGTGGCTCCTTGAGATGAGAAAACTTGAACAGATAGGCACACACATATTTTACACAGACATGAGGTAACAGTGAAAATATACACAAGCGACACAGACTTCGATGCCTTACATCAGGCTGTAGACAAGGCACGTAAAAACGCAAAAGAAGTAAAAGTAACTAGACAGGCGCTTATGAACATGCTAATGGATCATGCAAACTTTATTGGTAAAATGAAAACATTTGGTGAAACTGTGGAGTATCCTCAAAATGAATGAAGACTTTGTTACTATGAATATTACTTCTAAAATGAGAGACAGTGCGTCTGATAAATCAAAAGAGATGGGTGTACTTAAACACTCTATAGCAAAAGGTAAAGGAAATATGTATGGCTTCTTAGGTGAGGCTATGTTTAAAAAATATGCATCTCCATTTTACAAAGTAGACGTACACAATACGTACGATTATGATTTCATAGTTGACAAAAACGTACGTATTGACGTTAAGACAAAATCCACAAGCGTCACACCAAAAGGTGAGTACGACTGCACAATAGCCGCATACAATACAAAACAGAAATGTGACGCTTATGTATTTTGTAGAGTTTTACACAGTTTCGATAAAGGTTTTATACTTGGTGGTATAGGTAAAGAACAATTCTTTGATACAGCTAAGTTTTGGAAGAAGGGAACCATAGACCCCTCAAACGGATATCAAGTAAAAGCAGATTGTTATAATATAAAAATAAATGAACTACACACGATAAAGGAGTTAATAGAGGAATGTATGAAAAACAACTAGAATTTCCCTTTATGAAAAAACATGGGGAATATGAGGTAACAATAGAGTATAAAGGTTTCTCATATCGTGGTTATAAAAGATTACATCTTAGTGAAAAATCAGGTTTATACAGGTTTGTATATGTACATACCTTAGTGGGTCCAAATGAAGAAGAGGTCTCCTACATTAAAAAAGGTAGACAGGATCAATATGAAAATGCTAAAGATTTTCAAGAGTACATAGATGATCTTATAGAGGTAGCTCCTCCCCTTTGACCCACCTACCTCTCGTCATTACTAGTACCTTTTTTAACAGGAGTAAACGATGACACGCTATGTTATTGATATTGAAGCTGATAGTTTAGACGCCACCGTCATATGGGTTGCATGTATATGTGATGTGGACAACGACAAATATGTACGCTCGTTTCGAGATGCTGCGTCTTTTTTAGACGCTGTTGATTTAGAAAAGGATACTTTCATTGCTCACAATGGTATCGACTTTGATTTCCCAGTTCTGGAAAAGCTTTGGAATGTTGATATTAAAAATAAAATTGACACTCTTGTCTTATCCAGACTTTTTAATCCTGACCGTTCTGGTGGGCATAGTCTTGGCGCATGGGGGGAGCGTCTTGGTTATGGCAAGATAGATTTTAATAAGTTTGATGTATACTCTGAGGAGATGCGTGAGTACTGCGAACAAGATGTATACATTACAGTACAACTGTATAAGCATCTATTAAAAGAAGGTGTAGATTTTTCACAACAAAGTATAGAATTAGAACATGCTATCGCTGACATTATTTCCCGTCAAAGTAGATACGGCTTTTACTTGGATCAAAAGAAAGCCGTGGACTTGCTTGTTGAAACGCAGTCAAAAGCAGACACAATCAAAACAAATATCAAAAAATACTTCGCACCAAAAGTAAAAGTCGTACGCACCGACCTACCAAAGTATACAAAGAATGGTGTTATATCTAAAGTTGGACTACGACAGTTTCAGTATGCGGATATAGGTGGACCTTTTTGGTCAATAGACTTCGAGGAGTTTAATCCTGCGTCACACAAACAAGTGGTAGAGCGCATGGAAGAAGCTGGTTGGAAGCCTACAGAGTTTACACCAAAAGGCGCACCGAAAGTATCTGAAGCTAATCTAGCCACGTTGCCCAACACTGCGCCAGAACCTGCAAAGAAGCTATCTGAATGGAAGATGCTTGAGACACGCTGGAAAACTGTAGAGTCTTGGCTAAATGCGTTAGGCAAGGATGGTCGTGTACATGGTAAGGTGTTTAGTTTAGGCGCAGTCACTGGTCGAATGACACATGCAGACCCCAACATGGCAAACATCGTTGCTGTATACAAACCATACGGCAAACAAAGCAGAGAATGTTGGACCGTACCAAGCAATGACTATCGCATCTGTGGCATGGACGCTCAAGGATTAGAGCTTCGTATGCTTGCTCACTATATGCAGGATGACGTATACGCTGAAGAAGTTGTAAACGGTGATCCGCATACTGTGACCATGCAAGCTTTGGACATAGATGACAGAGCATTGGCAAAGACGTTTATCTATGCATTTTTGTATGGTGCCAGCCCTTCTAAGCTAGGCTCCATACTTAATCTAAGTCAGTCACAAGGTGGCGTGATACGTCAGCGGTTTCTTAATAATATGCCTAGCCTACAAAACCTTTTAGCGCGTGTAGAGCAAGTTTCAGATCGTGGGTACATTCGAGGTATCGACGGGCGTAGGTTGTACGTACGAAGCTCTCACGCAGCTTTAAACACACTGTTGCAAGGTGGTGGTGCCATATTGTGTAAACAGTGGTCTATTTGTATGGACACAGCTATCAAAAAAGAGCGCCTACGTGCTAAATTAGTAAACACAATACACGATGAGCTACAGTTTGAGGTTCATCAACAGGATGCGGAGCGAGTAGCAGAACTAGCACAGTCCTCTATTCGCGAAGCAGGGCATCTGTTAAAGTTACGAGTTCAAATGGATGCTGAAGCAAAGATCGGATTTTCTTGGGCCGACACGCATTAATGTGTTGACACAAGATGTCGGATCGTGTAAAACGACTACATTAACTCTCTCAAGAAGGAAAGGAATATCCATGATTGTATATGGTACAGCTTTTTACCCTAATTTGTTTCAACCAAACCAAATGTCCAATAAGTTTGAAATGAACATTGGACAGTTGGACAAGGATGCTATCCGTGATCTGACTGGAGCCGGTCTTGAAGTTAAGACAGGCGAAGGCAAAAAAGAAGATCACGGTGATTTTATTACGGCTAAATCAGGGCGACCTATTCGTGTCGTAGACGCTGCTGGTAATCCGTGGGATGAGACCCGCGCTATCGGTAACGGAAGTAAAGTCAAAGCTTCTATTAATCCTTACAATTGGAACTATAGAGGTAAGACAGGTGTAGGTGCTGGACTTAACCAAGTCATGGTTTTGGAATGGGTTCAGTACGAAGGTAACGATGAGCTTGAGCCAGAGCCAGACTATATTAAAGGCGGTGGCGACGAATTAGACTAGCAATCAACTATTTGTTGAAATCGGGCTAGTCTATTGGGTGCAGAGTAACCGTCTCTGTGGTATCTAGTGTGAGGAGCGGGTGCTAGATACAACGTAGTAAAGTTGGATGTGGTTCATTGGTAACAGTGGACCTTCACCGGATGCCTAGAACGAGCAAACCCAGTTATCTCATCCAACACTACCCCTGTTAATGTCGAGCTTTCGAGCGGTTAAGCCAATAACGACACAAAATAAAAATTGGTGGGAAAAGAGGGAGTGCCTTCACAAGAAAGACTCCCTATTTTTATAAAGGATTATTTATGTCATATGAAAAGTCAATATACACACTACTGTCAGATGTTCGTAATTTAATTACAGACGGTAAAGACAAAGTTGACCCTGTAAATCTACAGAAGTTTGTTGATACTTTAAAAGAAGAAGCATTACGCTTTCTTGATCCTGAAGAGCGCACACGTTCATCAAAGCTACGCATGTCTAACATAGGTAGAGAGGATCGTAAGCTTTGGTATGAGATGCACTCTGATCCTATCAAGCATCCACCAGAGTTACTTTTAAAATTCTTTTATGGTAATATTGTAGAAGCTTTGCTTTTGTTTCTTGTTGCAGAGTCTGGACATACTGTCGAAGATGAACAAAAGGAAGTTAAGCTGCAAGGTATAAAAGGACATATTGATGCTAAGATTGATGGCTGTATCATTGATGTTAAGTCTGCATCAAACAAAGGATTTAAAAAGTTTAAACAAGGCACATTGTTTGAAGAAGACGCTTTCGGTTATCTAGGACAGATATCAGGATACATGGAAGCAGAAGACTGTGACGAAGGTGGCTTTCTAGCATACGATAAAAGCACCGGAGAGATCGCTTTGTTGATGGTTGACGAACTTACAAAGATCGACGCATCGGCTCGTATTGACCACCTCAAGAAGGTTATCGACCTTGACGATGCGCCTGAGAAATGCTATGATCCCGTTCCAATGGGAACTAGCGGTAATTACATTATTGATTTTCCATGCCGCTATTGTGATTTTAAAACTAGATGCTGGCAGGATACAAATGGTGGTAAGGGATTGCGTAAATTTAAGTATGCTAACGGTATTAAATACTTTACAAAAGTTGTAGTAGAGCCAAAAGTAGAGGAGTTATTTTAAAGGTGACAGCTAATGCAAAATATGTCAAGACACACCAGCCCTGCCCCGACTGTGGTTCTAGCGATGCCCTTTCTGTTTATGTGGATGGGGGTACTCATTGCTTCTCTTGCAATACTACTCACAAAGGAGAGAATATCGTGCCGTTTGACAACAACCTTGAACTATCTCAAGGGTACTCAGACTCGATAAAAGACCGAAATATACGAAAGGATGTATGTTTTCGATACGGCGTTACACTTAACAACAAGGGTGAGCATATTTACCCTTACTACAATAAAAGCAATTCACATGTTGCCAATAAAATAAGAACAAATAATAAACAGTTCTTTACAGAGGGCAACATTGCAGACTGTGGTCTTTTTGGTCAGCAGATATTCGGCAACGGTGGTAAGTACATTACGTTAGTCGAAGGTGAGCTAGACGCTATGTCTGTCTATCAAATGTTTGACAGTCAGTGGCCTGTTGTATCAATAAGGTCTGGCGCACAATCTGTAGAGAAGGATATTAATGAGAACTATGATTTTCTAAATCAGTTCGATAACATTCGTATCTGTTTTGATAACGATGAGGTAGGCCAAGCAGCAGCTAGAAAAGCAGCAGAGCTACTGGCACCGAAAGCCTCTGTTGTAAACATGCGATACAAAGACCCTAACGAATATCTTGAGAAGAGTGCAGTAGCACAATTTAAACAGGACTGGTGGAACGCTACGACACACACTCCAGAAGGTATTGTGTCAGGCACAGACTTGTGGGATGAGATTAACAAAGGTCCAGAGAAATCTATCGCAACGTATCCTTACGCTGGATTGAACAAATACACATACGGTATGCGTCCGGGTGAGTTAATTACGGTTTGCGCTGGTACAGGCATAGGCAAGAGCGGCTTTCTACGTGAGCTTGTGTATCATGTGTTCTCATCTACAGAAGAGAATGTAGGCTTGATGTTTCTTGAAGAGTCCGTAAAGACTACGGCAAAAGCTCTGATGGGTATACATGGCAGCAAGCCCTATCACTTACCAGACACAGAGTACACACAAGAAGAGTATCGTAAAGCCTTTGATGATACTGTAGGTAGTGGACGTATCTTTTTCTTTGACCACTTTGGTAGCAACTCCATACAAAATATCATCGGACGTATGCGCTACATGGCAAAGGTTCTCAAATGTAAGTACATCGTACTAGATCATATCAGTATTCTTGTTAGCTCACAGGAACACGGCTTTGACGAAAGACGCACGATTGATGAGTGTATGACTAAATTGCGTACGCTGGTGCAGGAGTTAGGTATCTGCATGATTATAGCTACACACCTACGCAGAGTGTCGGATGGATCGCATGAGGAAGGTAAGGAGCTATCTCTGAACCATCTGCGTGGTTCTCATAGCATCGGACAGCTAAGTGATCTTGTGCTAGGCTTGGAACGTAATGGACAAGCTGACTGTCCTGTAGAGCGTAACACTACAAAGGTACGTGTGATTAAGAACCGTTTCAGTGGCATGACAGGACTGTGTAGTACGCTGTTTTTTGATAACGATACGAATCGTCTTCGAGAAGTCATGTCACACAACAATGAGTTAGTCTGATGCCGTTGTTAATGCAACAAATACTATCTACACAAGATGTAGACATCAATAAAGGTGTACACTATGTCTTTTTAGATAATGATAAAAGACAACCAGTAAGTCAGGGCGCAGTCTTTCTGTCCAGACACAAAAGAGGTATAGGACTGCGTATGAAAAAGGCTCCCGGCGATGAGCGGGGAGCCTACTGGACAGACGATGAGTTTGATGTTAACAGAATAAAAGTAAAAGAAGATATAGGTTCTGTGGAAAACCTGTTGCGTGAGAACAAAGTAGTTATTATAGTCAAGTCAGATTTAGATGAATGCAGAGAAGATAAGTTATTAGAGTTTTGTCCACGATCTTACAAATATTTTAGAAAAAGTCTTGCAGCTTGTTTAAGGATATACGGAACATGAGTGACACACCGGAATACAAATACAAATCAAGGTTTGAAAGACGGTTTGCTTCTGATTTAAAACAACGTAGAATAGTGTTTGATTATGAAAAACATAAATTTCCCTACCAACCTAAAATTAAGACTTATACTCCTGATTTCTATATGCCTGAGTTTGATTTATTTGTTGAGACAAAAGGATTTTTTAATGTTTCTGATAGGGTGAAACATCTATTAATTAAAGAGCAACATCCTGATATTGATATACGTTTTGTTTTTATGAACCCGTTTACTAAGATAAATAGAAAGTCTTCTACGACATACGCTTCTTGGTGCGAACAACATGGGTTTCAATTTGCAAAAGAAAGGATACCTAAAGAATGGATCAAAGCGAGTTCGAGGAAGAAACTAAAAACTTAAAAAAAGGTAGAGTGTATATTGTTCTTGAAGACTCAGAAACAAAAGAAGATTTTGAAAAGCACGGGTTCTTTAAAGTAATGATATTTGACACAACAGACAGTGATGACACTGCTGACGCTGATATAGGAAACAAGTCTACGTCTTTTGTTGTAGCTAACGGTCTGTTCTCTATCATGGCAAACTCTCCCATGTATGTGTTCGATGAGGGCGTTGACATGATTATGAAAAACTACTACGATGATCTAGAGGAGAACGCTGATACTGATAACATTGTAAATTTTATGGAGCATAAGAAAAAACCAAATGGACGACCAAATTAATCATCCACAACATTACAATACTAATTCTTTAGAGGCGATTGATATAATATGTGCCTCTATGACAGCAGAAGAGTTTAAAGGTTATCTCAAAGGTAATATTTTAAAGTATCTTATTCGTTATAAACATAAAGGTTGCCCTGATGTTGATTTAAAGAAAGCACGGTGGTATCTTGATAAACTAATTGGAGAAGTAGAAGATGACATCTAACGAAGTAACCCTACCAACAAACTATCAGGCATTTATACATATGTCTCGATACTCACGTTGGCTTGATGAGGAACAACGTCGAGAGACTTGGGAAGAGACTGTAGACAGATATCTATATTTCATGGCAGAACATCTGGAAGATAATTATTCTTATTCTATTCCTGCTGTAGAATTGGCTAATTTACGTAGAGGGATGCTTAATCTAAAAGTATTGGGTTCCATGAGAGCTTTGATGACTGCTGGTCCTGCATTGAAGCGTGAACACGTTGCAGGATACAACTGCTCGTACCTTCCTATCGACTCTCCACGATCCTTTGATGAAGCTTTGTATATTCTTATGAATGGCACAGGCGTAGGGTTCAGTGTTGAAGATCAATACACAGAAAAACTTCCTACTATTCCAGATGTAGATTTTGAACACACAGAGGATGCTATATCCGTAGCTGACTCCAAAGAAGGCTGGGCAAGAGCGTTACGTGATCTTATCTCTTTACTGTATACAAACCGTATTCCTAAAATAGATACATCAAAGGTACGCCCCGCTGGTGAGCGTCTTAAAACATTTGGTGGTCGCGCCTCTGGGCCAGAGCCTCTTGAAGAGTTGTTTGATTTTGTTATTCAAATATTCTGTAAAGCACAAGGACGTAAGCTTACTTCTATAGAGTGCCACGATATCATGTGTAAGATAGGGCAGGTGGTTGTCGTAGGTGGCGTTCGTAGGTCCGCTCTTATATCTTTGTCCAACCTAAACGACGACCGTATGCGTATGGCAAAGAGCGGTGAGTGGTGGGTGGACAATCAGCAACGTGCGCTTGCTAACAACTCTGTATGCTACACAGAGAAACCGGACATCGGCATCTTTATGAAGGAGTGGCTTTCTCTGTACGAAAGCAAAAGTGGTGAGCGTGGTATTTTTAATCGTGTATCCGCACAGAAAAAAGCCGCCTCAAATGGGCGGCGTGATGGTAACATAGACTTTGGTACAAATCCATGTTGTGAGATTATACTGCGTCCGTATCAGTTCTGTAATCTGTCAGAGGTGATCTGCCGTGCAGATGATACGCTAGATACGTTACGTGAAAAGGTTCGCCTTGCTACTATTCTTGGTACGTTTCAAGCTACGTTAACCAATTTTAATTATCTTCGTAAACGTTGGAAGGATACAACAGAAGAAGAACGGCTGCTAGGTGTGTCTCTTACAGGTATCATGGACTGTCCCGCTATCTACGAGGCTAGTGAGGGTACGCTGCAAGAGCTACGCAATGTAGCTGTAAAGACCAACAAGAAGCTTTGCGAAGAGATTGGTATTAATCAGAGTGCCGCTGTTACATGTGTCAAGCCATCAGGCACAGTGTCACAACTTGTAGATGCTGCGTCAGGTATTCATGCTAGACACAATCCGTACTACATTCGTACGGTACGTGGCGATAACAAAGACCCTCTTACGATGTTTATGAAAGATAAACAGATACCCAACGAGCCAGACTTTACGGCACCTGAAAGCGTTACAGTGTTTTCATTTCCTATGAAAAGCCCACAGGGCGCTGTATGTCGTCACGATATGTCTGCTATCGAACAGCTAGAACTATGGCATAAGATTGCAGAGAACTATTGTGAACACAAACCATCTGTTACGATCTCAGTCAAAGAGCATGAGTGGCTGGACGTAGGCGCATGGTGTTGGAACAACTTCGATGCCCTCTCAGGCATCTCCTTTCTCCCCTTCTCGGATCACTCGTACAAGCAAGCCCCCTATCAGGACATCGATCAGGGAGACTATGAGAAGGCTCTAGAGGCCATGCCACCGGACATTGACTGGACAGAGCTACAGATGTTTGAGCGAGGTGACACGACCAGCGGATCGCAGGAACTGGCCTGTACGGGCGGCGTCTGTGAGATCGTGGACATCGGCGCATGAAGCAGTCTGTAATCTCTCAAGTCAACGTGGCTCTAAGAGAAGACGGGAACATTGCTATTTCGTACAACAATGTTCCCGTTACAGACCTTGTAGATTTGTTTGAAAAAGAATATCCAGACTACGTTTATTTATCCACTCTAAAAAATTATATGAAAGATTTAGATATTATCACCAACGATTATTTAGATGCGATTGATGAATTAGGTTTGTCTGAATAGATATGCGCTCTAGCTTTGCCCATTGCACGGTTGCCAAACCAGAAGGCTATAATAGCACTAAAGATAGCTGCTGTCTCGTTGTCCCATGCCATCTGTATTGCGATAGTCCAGTCAAGATTTTGTGTAGCAATCATGGCATAGATTAACGTACCTTTAACTGCTGCAAACATTATGAAGAACAGATAAGTAATGACAGGGCGCACAGAACCCCGAAGACTGTTGATAAAAGGACCAGAGTCGATAGTTCTATCATGTTCATAAATACTCTTTGTTTCTTGTATTTCAGCTTCTGCGTCAAGTTCCTTAACACGTAATTCTGAAAGTTGTGAAGCGTACTTCGCTTTTGCCTCAAGCATTCGTAGCTCTTGCTCGTTTGCTTGTTTTTGTTTGAAGTATCCTAAAACTTCAGGTACGATTGATGTACCAAAACCGATAAGTGTTCCTATAAGTGATATCATTTTTTCTTACTCATCCAAGCAGACATGCCCATATACGCACCGACTACGCTTGCCATGCCCACATAAAATAATCCAAAGAGATCAGATAGAGCTTTGATACGACCGTCTGGAAAGATCGGTAGAAACAAAAGCGCAGTAAATACAATCATTACAATCATAGCCGTCCAAGCCATTCTACGTTGAGAGTCTGTTTTCTCTACGTTAGAGATGGCTTGTATTTCTTCGACAGTCACGCTGCCGTCACCGTCTACATCAAAGCTTTGGTACATATCTTTCCTTTCAATGTATCTTTTCTCTCATCTTATTAAACAAATCCCATAGACTTGTTATCTGTTTATTTGCTACGTCTTGTTCAGCTCTAAGTTGAACAAGTCTTTCCTGTTGATCTTGCGTCCAATCAATATTTTTATCTAATTCTTTTCTAAGAGTGCAAACGTCTTTTTGTAGCTCTGAGATTTGTTCTCTGCTTCTTGTCGCCCACACAATTAAAAAACCGATAAACATTATCTGATGCCAATGTGTAGATAACATATCAAGCATTTATGTTTTTCCTCCCTGTTACATGTTATTAATCGGGTAGTTCTTCTGTTATGTCATAAAATTCTCCCGTTCTAGGTAAGAACCCTTGACCTCCCATTTTAAATCCTAATGGTACCCCATAAAAATTACTGTATAAATCAGCATCCTCTTTTTGAGATTGTGTACTTTTTTCTTCCTCAATTAAACGTTTTGTTACTCTTGCTTCTTCTGCAAGAAATTCAGCTAAAGCATCTTGCTGTTTAGAGAGTAGCTTTCCTCCATATTGTGCAACGTTAACAGCAAAGAATCTTATGAAATCTCTAGCACCTTTAGGTTCAAAGAAACCTCTAGAGTATATATCTGCAAAAAATTTAGTTGTTTTCGGATTAGAGAGAATGTCTTTGATAATACCAGCTTGCATTAATCTGTAGTTTATAATGATATTCTCCATACCAATATATGTGGGAGATACTACTCTCTTTCCAAAACTATTATAAACACGACCTGTAGCCATTGCTACTGTATATGGAGTAGGAATGTTTTTAATAGCCTGTTTTATGCTAAATGTTTTTAAACCAGAGCCAAACTGTATTAACGAATCTAAAGCTTCTAAATGCATTTTACCCATCTTAGATAGGTTTCCATTTTTGTCCATGTACGTCAATGCTAGAATATCTCTGTTGTCTCGAAACCATGCTTGAGCAGCGACAGGATCAAATTCATTTTGAAGATTAAGTCGGTATCCTTTTGATACTTTAAAATCTCTGATAGTTTTTTGAATAAGAACATCAGATAAACCTTGTTGTCTTAACTGATCTCTTATCTCTGCATCACCAAATTTTATCGCAAGTTTTATTTTACGAGTAGATGTATTTTCTTGCTCTGCTATTCTTTCAATAGCTTCTTGAGTCTCTTTATTTAGAGTAGAAGTAGCTTGAGTTTGATTGATAAACGGTAAAGATTTTTTATTAAAGTTATCCCAAATCATAACGCGAGCAGCTTCTTGTAAACGTGTAAACTCTTTTTCGTCCATCGCACCTTGATCTACTTTAGCTTGCGCGTCCATAAGAACAACTTTTAATGCACTTTCACCCGGTGGACTTGCCTTTGCAGATATTTCGTCCAATGCATTTTTAAACTCAGGACTAAAAACTATGTCATCTATCCTCTTTTTCTGTTTAGGACTAAATGTTACATACTCGTCAGATTTTTTTAAAGTATCATAGAAATATTTCTGAGTATTTACATTGACTGAGGAACCTCCTCTTAATAAAAGAGCAGCTTGGTAATCCTCAACTTTTTGCAAAGCGTTACCAACCTGTATACCTAAATCTTGTAAGCCTTCACCTCCTCCTACTCTCATTATAGCTGCATTATTAAAAGCATTTATTTTATTTTTATCTGCTTGATTAACATATTTAAGAATAGCATCTGTGACTGTTTTTTTGTCTGCATCAGTAGCTGCATCTTTTACTGAACTATTTTCAATGTATCCTTTCATGGTCTCTACAAACTTACCATATCCTGCTTTTTCTAAAATAGGCGTATAGTAAACAAAAGCATCACCTATAAGATCATCTACACTAGAGGGATTAACACCTTCAAAATTGTCTACCATTCTATTAGAAAGAGAATAAACTAATTCTTGAATAGGATCATAAACTTCAGTTATATTTCCGTCAGGGTCTACACCTTCATAGGTTTTAAATTTACCTGTAGAAGGATTAAAAAACACTTTTTCAAACTGTCTTGCGTTAGTCTCATAATCCTCTGAGGTCATTCCCGGCTTGTGAAATAAATCAAAAAGCCTATGTCCAGAAACGTCTTGTCTACCTGCTTCGTTTACATTATCAAATTTAGAGAATGGACCTTTATCATCAAGGTACGCTTCAAACTCTTCTTTGTAATATTTTCTTGCTGCTGCATAGTCTGTTAAAAATTCTTTAGTGACAGGTGTACCATCAAAGGCGTCATCTAGTTCAGAAATTCTTTGCCTTGTTTCTCTCCAAGCATCAAAATTTCCAGCCCTCCATTCATTTCTTAATTTAAGAGACATTGCCTTACGAACGTCCATAAATGTTTCAATACTTACATTTGCAGGTGTAGGTATCTCTGACGCTAAAGAACGCAGAGCTAAGTTTATTCCTTCTTTAACATTTTTATCTCCAGACAAAGCAACTGTATCTGCATTATTCATTATTCTTTGAAATATCTCTTGTTTTTCTTGTGATGTTTTATCTAAAGATAGTTCTACAAATTGTTGAATTTTATTTACAAATTCACCATTGTAATAATCTTCATCAACTTGTTTAGGAATTTGAAAATCTCTTTGCAAAGACCTATAAGCTATGTCTTGTTGTATTCTATTAGAAGTTATTCTGTCCAGTTGTCCAAAATTAGTTAGAAAATTTTCTAATGCAGAAGGAGCTTCTTGAGCTAAACGTTCTTTGGGTAAGTTTAATAGAAAATTATCCAAGCTTATTTGTAAATTAGTGTATTTAGGATTAGCTGTTATATTATCAAAAAGTTTTTGAGCTTCAGTCCTTCTTTCGTCAAAAGTATCAATGAGAATCTTTCTTTGCGCTCTTGAGTGTTTAAGCACAGCAGCAGGATCACCTGCATCTGCTACTTGAGCTAAGTTACGTAACTCATCTTGGTATTCTTCTAATGCTTCTAAACGTCTGTTTCTAGGATTTGCTGCAAGTTTTTTAAGTTGCAGTATTCTAGAACTATTCCAGTCTAAATCTTTTCGTCCAATGCTATCGGTAATTATACCTAGAAAGTCCATCAAAAATTCTGACTCTTTAGCGTCAGACCCTCTAAGTTCTTTTATAACTTCTTGTATTCCTGTAGCTTGCTGAGATAATATTTTATGGTATCTTTCAGCTTCTGTTAGGTAACTTCCGCTTATGACTCTTCCGCTTATTGACGAGAACTCTGCTTGGTTTACAAGAGCATTACGCATAGCTTGTAACGCTGCAAAGCCTGTCATTTGCTCTATCAATAAGGGAAATTTTTCCATAGCTTTTGGAGCAACAGAAGATAAATCATCCAGTAGAGAGTGCATAGATTCTGCCATTCGTACAAATTGTTCAGAATCGTCAGACTTCATTAAATTTCGTTTAAACATATACCCAAACTCAAGAGTATTTTTAGTAAACTTAGAGTCTAGATATGTATTTATTAAATGAAAACGATGCGGTCTACCTTTGCTATCTAGAAGACCCTCAGAGATAGATTTATTAAGAAGATTTGTAGCTTCCTGCTTATTTCCTGCTGCTTCTAACTCTCGTATTTCTTTCTTTACAGCGTTGCCCATTTCTAAAGATTCACGAGTAGCAGATTTAATATCATCACCATTCATTCCAGCCATACGCAGGAAAGTCTCACGGTATTGATTCATATTTTTAGATTCTGAATTTTTAAAAGCATCAATAGCAGCGTCTCTTTGTTCTCTAGAGGTAAGACCCATTGCGGCAGTAAGTTTACCAATACCAAATCTAGCTTTTGAAGCTCCTCTTCTAATATACGCTCCTGTTGTATTTGCTAAAAGAGCGCCTCCTATAGAAGCAGCCGCCGATATGTTCTCATTGTCTTGAAACCTTTGAAACAATGCATACATAGCACCAGCACCCGCAGCAGCAACAAAATCTCTTCGTTTATTTACAGCTTTTTTACGTGCTACTTGTGGATCAATGCCTCTGTCTTGAAATTTCTTAATTTGTTTTAATACAGAAGCATCGTTGTAAAGAATATATTCAGGTATGTCGGGAAAAGTTTTCTTTGCTATGTCTAGATCAAAAAATTGTCTAAAGGGTATAACTTTCAGTGATTCAAGAGCGCCTACTTTTCTAGCAATACTAGCAGCTAAAACTGTATTTTGTGTATACTTTTGAAGTAAACGTCCTCCGTGAACCGCTGAACCAGTGCCAGCAAGAGGGGCAAATAATCCGAAAACAGACAGGGCTAAAGAGAGAGAATCAGCATCTTCTTTTGGTACAGAAAGAGGGTCTCGTATGCTATTCCAAAATTGTTCATAAGTTTCGTTATCTCGTATACCAAGCGCCTCTCTTCCAGAATCTTTAAGACGAGAAGTTAAGAAATCAATAGCTTCATCAGCGTTTCGACTTCCTGCTAAATAATGAAACTTAGCAAATGATGTTCCTATATCTTTACTATCTTCATTAAAAAACCTAGCTAAACCATTTGATAAGTCTCTTAAACTGTCTTCAGCAGGAGAAAGACCTAATGTTATAGCACCTGCTCCAGCTTTAATAGTTTCTTTTGATGCTAATGTAGCAAACATTGCAAGCTCTGCTGCTGCACCTGCAAGACCTCCATGTTCAGCAAAAGTGTCGCCTTTCTTTACAATTTTAGTTAACGGCACGCCTCCGAGAGGCGCAGGAGACTTTTGTATTCCAAATCCAATTTCTCTAAGTCTTTGACCCGGTTGTCCAAGATTTCTTGACCACCAATCAGCATCGCTCTCGTCGTCATCATCTGGAAATTGGTCTTGATTATAGAACTCTTCTAAAGTTACATTTGCGTTTAATGCCTGACCAGCCTCTAAATCAAAGGGGTTGTCAGGATCATCAAAGCCTACAGGATCGTCTTCACCGTCAACTATGTAAGACGCTGCTTCTAATTTTCTATAAGACTCTTGAACTTCTGGTAAACGAAAAGTGTCCGCTGCAAATCCTGTATCGATCATGCCAGTAGGGTCTTGATCACTTATAAAACTTCCATAGTCTTCTTCCATAGCAGAGTACACTTTCCGTTCTGCAATTTCTTCTTCTGTTGCAGGCTTACCTCTTATTGCCTTTCTGACTACAGGGTCTTGTTCTCTTACATCCCTAGCAGCTTGTCCCTCTCTTACAGCCCTCTCTAAGGGTTTCTCTATACGTTCTTCAAGCACAGACTTTCCTGTTCGCTCTGGAGGCGCAATGTCTACCTCTTTTCCTCTGCTTAAAAGATAAAGAGTCCTTAGTACGTCAGGAGATAAATTTTCAGACATTATTGTTTACCTTGTTGCTGCTCGTTGAAATTAATTTGAAGAAGATTATAACCATCTAAACTTATAGGATTTTTTCTATCTATTTTAAATACCCCAGCTTTAGACTGTCCGTTCAATAGTAACACGTCGCTTGTAAGTTTTGCTAATTTAATTAACTGTGGAGGAAAACTTACTCTCATTCTATTTTCTTTTTCATACGGCAAAACAATTGTACGATAATTATGAACATTGTTAGCTAAAAATAGTCCTAAATCAGATTCTCCCGGATTGCTAAGAGCATTTACTAGGGTAGAGTACACATCTTTTTCTTCTTCTGTTGGTTTATAATCATTACCCTTTGCATCCATATTACTTCTAAAATTAGAAAGAACAGTTAAAATGTTATGACTTTCTTCTATTGCTTTAGAGACCTTTCGTGTCGCAGTAGCGTTGTTCTTATCATCTATTAAAGGAATTCCTTTAAATTTTAGACCTTTAGATTTTCTTATATTATCTAATTGTCTTAAATTGTTTACAGCAGAACTGTTATTTACATCAGATTCTGGATCTTCTAGATACTTTTGAACTGCTTTACCATCATCTGTGCTGTAAAAACGATTTATTTTTTGTTGATTAATATCAAACGTTGCGTTTACATGTTTGTCACTACTGGTAAATGTTTCACCTGTCGCTTGTAACAACAAGTCTTCACCTATTCCTCTTTGCAAAGCTTCTTCGTTCTTAAATTGTAAATAACGTAAAGCATTTCTAGCTCCTAGTTCAGTGAAAAACTTACCGCCCCATAAAGCTCTGTACACATTATCAAAGTCTTGGTTAGAAATAGTTCTACCGCCTGTTTGATCTCCTTGCACATAACCTGCTAATTTGTAGGTTAAGGCGGTTTTTTCCCACAACAAAGCTGTTCTTTTTAAGTAATTAACATATGATCGTCTTTTAGCATCAGCACGTTCTCTTCCATCTGAAATTTCTGTATGGTTATTCATTTCTTCTGTGAACCTCTTAAAAAGAGACTCATGTTGTTTTCTAGATTCGTTTTTTAATCCTAGCATTCTTTGAGTATTTATATTTCCAAGCGCACTACCAGTGTCCATACGCCAAGTATATCCGTTACTATTTGCTCCGGATCGTCCGTCAGCATACAGACTGGCATTTTCCATATCATTTAACGAACTTGTTGTTTGACTCGCCATTAATGATCCAGTAGTTTTACCAAATATACCTCTAAACAAATCTTTTGCAGTTCCTATGAAACTTTCAAGACCTGTTTTAATTTCAGAACCTGAACCCATCATAGCAGGTCTCTTTAAAGCAGCAGCGTAATCTGCTTCTCCAAACGACCTCATATCACTAACGGTCATATCGTTTAAGCGCATCATTCCTAAAAGTTGCAATCTAATCTCAAGCCTTTGCGCTTGCGCTCTTTCACGCCTTTTAAAAGTATCAGTAACATCTTGAGTTATTTTACCGTCAACCGATTTATAACGAGGACGTTGATTTACTTTTGTTAAATTTACATTTACAACTTTAGAACCTTGTACCTCTGTATAAGAGGTAGCCGCAGAGTCAATTAAAGCAAAAGCATATATTGCATAGGGATTTAATTCTCTATCTGTAGGAAGAAAATCTGCTTTATTTTTATTCATTAAATCAAAAACAGTATTATAAAGATTATATCTTGCTTTTGTGCTAAGTGTATCATTGTTTTTTCTAGCAGTTTCTAAAGCAAATTCTATATCTTTTCTATCCTCTTCATTTTTAATAGCTCCAATATTGTTGTACACATCTCTAATATTTTTAATAACTTCAAGAGGGTAATGATTCTTATCGTGTTCGATATTTATTCGTACTTTTTTAGGAGCTTTTCCTGTTGCTTTAGGAATACCAGCAACTTCTAGTGTCTTTCCAAACGCTTTTTCTTCAGGTTGAATAGGTACACTCTTTGTTATAACCGCATTAGGGTTTTCTGGAGCGTTTTCAGTTATAGCTTGTAAAAGTTCAGGAGTAATTTCGTCCACAAACTCAACAGCTGCTCTAGTTAAAAAAGGTCTTTGCAGTAAAAAATTAGGATCATATGTGTCAGACTTATACCCATCATTAACAGCTCCTTCTCCCTCAATGGTAACTCCTCTTAAAAGCCTACGAAAACTGGTTATAAAACGTTCTTGTGAGTTA